GAACTTGGTGCTTGAGTGGTCTGAACCACTGGGTAGCCCATCATGCTTTCAGGTGAAGGCATAATCATGCGGCTATCTGTTGAAGCAGCGACTAAGGTCTGCATCAGTTTCCCCACAACTGCTGGATGAGTTACCCAGCGGAGGTTGCCCAATAATGCGTTGTCCTGTGAAACTTCCGTCATAATGTCAACGACATTGCCATACGTCAGATTAGCGTTGCCACTGGTTCCACCAGAGGAAACGTCACCAATTCCGCTTGTTGAGAGGATTCCGGTTGGTTCATTACTTCCGCCACCTTTGATTGCCACGTTGTCAATCTTGGCAGCAAAGATTCGGACCATATTATTGCGAATCAACTGCTCAACACTTGGATCTGATTGAATCATCAACTCGCGTGTCACGCTCACCTTGTTTGCCAAAAGCTTTGGCGTCATCGTGACTTGTCCAAAGTCCGGCTCGCTATTTCCAACTGATCCACCTTCAGCAATGAATGCCGCTGCGGTGCTTGTGCTAATTTTTGGAATCGCAACATTTCCTTGCAGACCATTCAGAACCGTTGCGCCCACTTGCCCAAGGATTGACGTTGAAATCAGTGCATCTATAAACCGATCACCTCTGTAATCTTCCGGCACAATGTTCGCGCCAGCTCCATAAGTTGCACCGGCTGCGGTTGTGACGGTTCTCGTCTGCCAACCAAAATCAGGAACAAAAAAGCCTTTTGGTTGTCGAGATTGTTTTTTTGCGAGTTCTTTGCTGACTTCCAGCTCAAATCCAGCCTTGCTCCAATCCTTCGCATCAGCCGCTCGGATGGCTCTTACCAAACTATAGTTGCGCTTTTCCTTGGGTGTCGCGTCAACTGAAAAGTCCATTGGCTTGGAAGTCTTCTTTTCCAGCAGCATGGCTTGGAATTCAGCCAGTGACTTCTCTTCCTGAAGTGCGCGAAACGCTAGATCATATTCATCGTGCCGCTTGCCCAGCTCAAGAATCTGGCTGGATTGGTTGCGGTACTCTTTCAGTTGGTCTTCTGGTTGCCGTGTGTTTACCGGCTCTTGAACTACTTCTGCGCTCATTGTTTTCTCCTGAATTGCAGAATTGTCATTACCGGAAATTTCCGGCTTGGATCTGCCTACCCCAACAGAGGAGTCAGCAGGAATGGAAACCATGCTCACTTCGAGCGGTTTAAACATATTGACTCTGTAGAGAGGCTTGTCTTTATAGCCGTTCTCGTCTTTCGTCATGCCTTGAATCTGGTATCCAATCGAGACGTTGCCTCTGATTCCGTCAACTACGTCTCTGTAAACTTCTTCCGCCATTGCGTTTTTGCTGAAGCGGACTTGCGCTCTGAGTTTGTCGTTGTCCATATATGCCGTTTCGACCACTCCAATTTGTTGCCTGGCGTCATGGTCCAAAAGCAGTGGCGCTTTGCCTGAAGACATGAATTCCATGTCTACGCTTCCGGCATTGTGTTCGAGAACTTCATAGCCGAATTCACGTTCAACCGGATTTGTTGAACTAATCGACATCATCACTCGACGGTCAGACTCGTCATCCATCATGCGAACGCTTCCGGTTCGGTATTGCGTTTGAACTGGTAAGTCTCGCTTTTCGACTTGTTCAACTTCTCGCTCTTCCGGCTCTTCTGCGACTTGTTCCGCTTTGGCAAACGCCACAATGTACTCGTCTTGCGTTTCTTCAACGTCAATGACATGCCGCTCAGTCATGCTAGTTAAATCCATGTTTCTCTCGCTTTGATTCACGATTTTCTCACTCCAACTTTTGCCAGCATCACCTCCCCACATAGCCCAAGCGATTCTGCCATTACTTGGATAACCTTTTTCACCTGGTCGAAATCCTTCGGCTTTTTTGTCAACTTCATGGCGAGCGAAAAAAGATTTCATCCTCTTCACGGTTGCCAACGGTAAACTCTTGCCGTTGCTGATGTCTCTTGCTCTGGCGATTCCGACAGAAGTTCCGCCTCTGCCAAATTCTCGTCTCCACTCTAGGCCACGGTTTGCCTCGGAAATCATGCTCTCGGTTGGCTTGTAGCTTTCTGCCATTACTCGACTTCTGGCTCAACAGGACCATGAGGCGAACCCAAAGGTTCAAAGGCTAAAGTGATTCCGTAGCGTTCCGCCATTGCCTTGTCGTTCTGCATTTGCTGAAACACCTCTTCCACGTCACGCCCGTATTGTCTGGCAACGTCATTAAGGCTTTTGAATCCGTTTCTTACGGCTTCGACTTCTGCTCTGATCTCTTTTGCTGGGTCTACCCAACTGAAACCTCTGCCTCTGAATTCCAAGGTGTTTGAAAATTTGTCGTAGCGAGTAATCGGAATCGGGATTGAGCCGGAAGTCATTGCCATCTTCAGCCACTCTTGACAGATTGGCTCACACAAGTGCTGAATCAAAAAGCTTTGAATCTGACGGTATAAATCGCGTTCTTCTAGTGCGCCTTGACGAATCGACGAATACGAAACGCCTTCGAGGTTGTTTGAAAGGCTGGTGTAAGAAATGCCCAAGCCGGAAGCGATTCCGCGAAGAACGCCTTTGTGAAATTCAGCGTAAGCACTGGTTGGATGGCTAGGATTCCATTCTTGAAAGCTCATTCCAGCCGGAAGCTGCTGAATTGAACCAGGCTCGCCAGACATGATTTGGTTTCCGTCTGCGCTTTCGTCACCAATGAAGCCTTCACCGTCAGGACTTACCAGAAACCCCATTTTTGCTGCTGATGTGCGAGCAGCAATCAGTTCGGCTTCTTCATAGCCTGAGAGAATCCGCATTCGAGACATGGCTGACGCGAACCAAGTAACGCCTCTGGTTTGTTGCGCTCGGTCAGGCAAATAAATGTGCAGGATGTCTTCAGCCGGAACTCTGGTTCTTTTGTCGCTTCTTCGTTGTCCAAAGGTGTCGAACGGATGGCCTTGACCAAGCTTGAGATAGTACGCTTGCGGTGCATCAAACTCGTCGAGTTCCACACCCATGACCACTCTTCTGCCTCTTGGCTCAGTGGTGAAATATTCTTCGTCGAGGTAATCCGGCTCTAGCACTTGCAGAGCGAGTCCGTCACGCCAACGTTTGCCACGAACAAAACGAATCAGAATCTCGCCATCTCGACAAAGTCCCTGAATGACCAATCGCTGAATATCTAGCCAAGACTGACGCTGATTTGCTGAACAGGATTTACCCCAACGTCGAAACGCTCGCTCAATGATTTCGTTCCCAGCAGCATCTAACTGTCCAACATTCGGCTCGTTGAGATTTCTGGCTCTGCTTTGCAGTGTAAAGCCGTGTTCGCCAACTACGTTAGAACTCATAAGTTGCAGGTAACGTCTTGCGTAGTCATCGTTTCTGCAAAGTTCTCTGGCTCTGTCTCGTAGACGTCTAAGCGAATACTGAAGTTCTGCGTCTGAGCTGGTCGTTGAGCCGACAAAATCTGCCAGGAATCTTGAACCTGCCGCGCCATCGTATCGACGCTTCTTCTGCTTTGGGCTTGGGTTCTCAGGTGCTGGTCTATGCACTCTATCCGTGAGCCACCACATCGCTTCGGCTATCATCCTGCTCTCCTGAACTCAACCTTCACCATGTTGCCAGGACGTTTCCCACTTCTGACGCGAGCCTGTTGCCGCTCTTTGGTGACTTCTTGGTGGTAGTAGTCGCGCCACTTCATGAGGTCTGTGATTGAAAGCTTGGTCAAGCTGCGGTTGCCAATGCTGTATTCTTCAACGTCATTGTCTGCGCGGCCTTCGAGCAGAGATTGAATCTTTTGCAACATGATTTCAGCGTGAGTTCGCGGATCGTGGGCAACGTCTGTGTCTTGGTCAATGAACCATTGGCCTTCAGAAACCTTGATTTTCTGATCGTCGCTAGTCCGAACAATCCAGGCTTGCCAAGTAATCTGTCCGGTTGGGTAGGATTGAGTATCTGAAGAAGAGACTTCGATAAAGTAAGTCGAATCGGCTTCAACAGCCGTGATCGCAATCTCGGTGCTGGAAGACTCTTGGCTTCTGCCGAAATACTTTAGTTGATAGGAAGCTGGAGGATAGTCAGAAGCGAGATCGTCCTTGCGCCAAAGCCAGCGTTCGCCAGCTACAAGGCGGTCAGGTTCAATTGTGGGGTAGTTT